CTGGCGGAACAACATCCTTCGGATATGGCGGAGGAGGAGGAACAAGATAGGGGGGAATAAAGTGTTAATAGATGATGAAGAAGAAAAAAAGAAAAGATTGGAAGAAGCAATGCAAATTACAAATAGTATTAATTCTAATAATTATCAAGATGCTTTCTCTACTAATAATATAAGTTCTGATGATGAATATACTCAAAGACTTCAAGAGGCAATGAATATCACAAACAGTATAAATCCTTACACAGAAGAAACTTCTTCTGATATAGACATATCTCCTGATTTAGATACATCAACTATAGATAGCAATATTCAAAATGAAGAACAAACAGAGAATAAAAAGAAAGTTGAAATATTTAAAGGCAGTAAAGCACTAGACGACGGTTATCAATTTGGAGATATAAGTAGGTCTGCAATTGCAACTGTAACAGATGTTGCAAATAGATTAGCAGAAGGATTTAGTTCTCCGTTTGAAAGTGTTGTAGATATAGGAGCTCATGCAGTAGCAACAATTCAATCTTTAACTGGACACGAAGAAGCATCAAAGAAAACAAGAGAATGGGCAGATAAAGACGTTATAAAAGAAGAAGCAGAATCAAATCTATATACTCCTGTCAAGGCTTTCTATAACTTTGCAAGTGGAAATGGTACATATTGGGAAAATATGCAAAGACAACAATTACAAAAAATAAAAGAAAAACAAGATGAAGGAAAAGAATTAAGCTCTTATGAAAAAAATCAATTAGATTTATTAGGAAAGTTATATCCTGAAACAGATAATAAAACTCCCAAGAATTATAAAGATGAATCAATGCTTGGAGAAACATCAGGTCAAGTAGCAGAACTTATAGGATATACAGGTGGATTAGCTGTTGGAACTCAATTGTTAGGTGGAGCAGGAAATATCCCTGTTGCTATTGGTAATACTACACTTAACTTGCCTACATTAGCAGTTGTTGGAGGAGCATCAGGAGGATTAAAAGAGGCAGATTCAAAAGGAGAAAATGTATCAGAAATAGAAAGATGGAGTAAAGCAATTACAGGAGGATTAATTGAAGGAACAACAGAAGGATTATTTGGAATGTTTGGAGTAGGAGGAACTGAGCTTACTGATATTTGGGCATCAAAAGCTGCTAGTAAAATGAGCACAGGAGCAGGAAAGATATTAGCAAAATTAGGAGTTCAATCAACAGGGGAAGCACTAGAAGAATTTTTATCTTATGCTGGTAATTATATTGTAGATAATGCTTTAATAGATAGATTAGGAGATACAGATTTTAGTACTAAATGGGATTGGGGAGAAGTAGGAGAACAAATGGCATTGGCATTTGTTAGTTCTGCAATATCTCTAGGTGGAGAATCATATATCAGCACCAATCAATCTATAAAGACAGCAGAAGAACAATTAGGAAGAGAACTAACTCCACAAGAAAAAACATCTGTAATAAAAGCAATAACGGAAGATGCTTTAATAAAGTATGACAATAAAGAATTATTTGAAGATGGAGAAGAAAGTGTTGGAAATTATTTTGTAGCAAATTATGATGAAAATGGAGAAGTAGGAGAAGTAGTAGAAACATTAGGAAAAGCAATTGAGAATCCAAATTCAAATTTAGATATACAACCTGTAATAATCAAGGATCAACAGAATAAAACTTTTAACGTAATAGATGGACAAACAGGAATGTTATTAGATACAACTCCATATACATCTGTCCAAGAAGCGGTAGATGGATTTACAGAAATAGTTTCTAATATGTCAGAAGCTCAAATAGAAAGTGTAAATAACAATGTTGCAGATTCTACTTTAGCTCTATATGCAGAAATAGGAAAAATGATACAAGAAAGACAATCTCAAAATATAACCTCACAAAATCAACAGAACGACACAATAGAACAAAATAATATTCAAGGTCAAGAAATTAATAGTAAAAATAATAAAAACGCTCAAAACGGATTTTCAAATCAAATAAAAACTACTATGGAACAACGCACTTTTGAGAATGTATCTGATAAAAATGTAAAATCTTATCAAACAGAAAATCCAGAAGTAAGTCAAGAAATTCAAGAAATGGCTTATAATTTCCAAGAGGATTTGGCAAGTTCTACTTTTGGAGAAAGATACAAAGCAGGAGATGAATGGACAGGAACAAAGAGAAGTACAACAAAAGAACTAGCAGAAATAAAAGATGATACAGGAGCAAGTTGGGGTAAAATCCAAAAAGCACTAGAAGATATAAGTCAAGGAAAAGGAGATTATGCACTTGCAAAGAAAGTAGAATTAGTTTTAGATAAAGCCTTATCAGAAGGATATAAAAACATTTACGGCAAAAATATAATGCCTAATGAATCATACTTAACTAAAAAAGGAAAGATAGAAGGCAAGAACTATCTACAAAATGAAACAGAAACATCTATAGAAATTGAATCTAATCCAGAAGAAAATAGAATTTTTGGAGAAAGAATAAATAAAAAGGGAGGAAACTCAAATGTCAGATCAGAAAAAATCAACAACAATAGTTCACAACAAGAAACTAATAGAGCAGAAAAAGGAAAGAACACCAGAGGAGAAAAAGAAATACAAAGAAGTAATGGAGCTAGTCAAGAAAAACTATCCAAAAGTTTACAACAATTCCAGAGAGAGCAGCAAAAACAACTAGGAAAAGATACTAAGATTTCTTTAACAGAACAGAATAAACTAACAAGAACAGAAAGAACTATACAAAAAGAATTTGAAAATATTACAGGATTGAATTATGGAGTATATGAATCTAATAAAGGAACAGAAGATGCCGTATATGTAAATGATAATATTCTTGTAAAACATAATAGCTTACAGAGTAAAAAGAAATCTAATTTCTTACCATTCCACGAATTAGGACATTGGTTCAAAGTAAATAGAAGTACAGAATGGACTGCTATACATGACATCATAGACAACACTATTACTAAAAATCAAATAGAAGAATATAAAAATGTATTAAAAGATAAATCAATGTTTGATAATATGTCAGAAGCGGAAATTAGGGATTACATAATAGAAGAAATTGAAAGCGATTACTTTGGAAATTGGGCAAATGATATTAGTAACTGGGCTGATATGATTAGAAATAAAATGCTTTCTGATGAATATGTACAACTTCTTATAGACATCTCTGATGAAAATATTTCAACTCATTATAATATTTTTGGTACGCAGGAACAACAGGAGCAAGTTTACGATAAAATAAATGAGATGATGAATAATTTCATTGTCGAAAACAAAAATGGTCTTAAAACTAATTCTGAACAAAGTATTAACAATATTCCAAATAATGTGTTAAAAAAATCAATAGAAGAATTTAAAAATGCAAAAAGTACTGTTAAAAGAGAAAATATTATAAATATTGCAAATGCTTTAAATGTATATCATAAAAATAATCAAACTTTTATTGATAAAAATATGGCTGATCTTGCTGGAAAGAATTTAGAGCCTAAAATTGTTAAAATAAATAATACTTTTGAATACCAAAATAAAAAAGAACTTAGATTTTTAGTAGGAGATTATGCTTTAAGAAATTTAAAAAATAAAGTTGTAACAATTAAAGATATACAAAAAAATGTTGATTTAAGCCAAAAAGGATTAAAAAAGACTTCTAGCATAAAACAAAGTGAAAGAACTTTAAATTCTATAACAAAATTACCTAGCATCATTGAAGAAGGAGTATATCTAAACAGCTCAATTGATATAGATGATAATAATATTGTATATCACTATTTTTACTCTCCTGTACAAACAGTTAATGGAAATGAATTATCAATGATAACAATTAAAGAAATTGTTACAGATAAGAATGTAAATAATAAATTCTATTATCATGACATTTTAGAAATAAATAACGAGGAGTTGCTTCACGCAATCCCCCAACAAAAGTTGAGTAAGATGCTTTTTGAAGAAACTCCTCATATTACTAATAGTATAGCACAGAAAAACAAATCTGTCAAATCTACTACTAATAGTAATATACAAAAATCTAAAAATAATACTATAAAAAAATCAGATAGAATTGATACTAATGTTGTAGCAACAGATAATCAAGGAAGACAGCTTTCAAAAGAGCAACAAGAATTTTTTAAAGATAGTAAGGTTAGAGATGAAAATGGAAAGTTAAAAGTAGTATATCACGGAACAGACGCAGATTTTACAGTCTTTGATTATAGAAATTTAGGCAAAAACGGAACATCTAACGGAAAAGGATTTTACTTTACAGACCAGCAGGAAGTTGCATCTCAATATAGTGATGGTAGCAATATTATAAAAGCTTATGTTAATATACAAAAACCTTTGAGAAATACAAGAAGTGCAATATCACAAGAACAGTATATAAAATTAGCAGAGGCTATAAATGATAAAACTAATGGCTTATATTTTACAGATATGGGGGATGGTACGCCTGTAAAAAAAGGCAGCGTGGAATATAATAGAATAATAGATGATTTAAAACATGATTACGCTTTTGGTGGGGACGATGTTGATTTGATAACAGGGATATTGAATAGTGCAAATCTAAAGTTAGAAGAAGGATATAGAGTATTAAGAGAAACCTTAGGATATGATGGAATAATAGGAGAAGTGCCATACCGTAATAGTAGAGGAAACTGGACTTCGTATAATCTATATATTGCCTTTACACCTGAACAAATAAAAAATGTAGATAATAAAAAGCCAACAAATAATCCTGATATAAGATATTCAAATAGATATGATACAGAAGAAAACGGAGAAGGAGGGTTCTATTCTCAACTAGAAAAAGTAATAGAAGAGAAAATGCCGAATACTTCAAATGCTCAACAAATAAAAGGTATTATAGAAAACTCTGGAATAAAGCAAGATGAAATTAAATGGATTGGATTAGATGATTATTTAAAGCAACATTCTTTAGAAAAAATAAGTAAGCAGCAGTTGCAGGATTATATAAAAGCAAATCAGATTAACATTGAAACAGTTAGAAGAAGTCGAACAAAATTGGATGAACTATCTGAACCAATAAAAGAAGATATTTCAAATATTAAAGAAGAGATTTCTCCAATTTTAAAAATGTATAGAATAAAACATGACGGATTTGATTTAACACCATTTAGACCTGATGGATCAGTTATTGGAACAATTGGAGATTATATGCCAGAAGGACTTATTAAATTAGTTGATTTGGAAAACAAAGATTTATTTGAAAAAGAAATTAAAGACGGAAAGACTTCATATTTTACTATGTATATGAGTCAATGGCGGAACAACATTAAACGAGTTTACAGAAGAAAAATTAAAACAAGATATGGAAAAGTTGTCTGAATTATACGATAGTTTACATGAAGCAGAAATGAATTTATCAATGATAGAAGATGAGTATGGAGATTATGAGGATGAAATTGGAGTTCCAAAATATGAACGATATTCATTGAAGGGTGGAGAAAATTATCAGGAAATACTATATACTTTACCAGGAATTGAAAAAAACAAAAAAGGTCAGTATGAGATAAAAAATAAATCTATTAGCAAATTTAGTGAATATACATCTCCACATTGGTCTGAAAAAAATGTATTAGCTCATGCAAGAACACAAGACTTTGAAGATACTTCTGGAAATAAGGTACTATTTATAGATGAAATTCAATCTGATTTACACCAAGAAGGAAGAAAAAAAGGATATTCAGCAAAAAACGATATAGATACTCTTAACAAATTAAAAAAACAATTAGATGATTTAAACAATATTTATAATATTTACGAAGATGAAGCACGAGGATTGACTAATAAAGGTTTTGCTGCTGCAAGAAATTATTATGCAGAACAACATAATAAAGCAGTTGAAAATATAGAGCACTTGGAAGAAACTTATAAAATAAATAGTAAATTAACAAAAGAACAACAATATGAATTACTTGACTATGAGGATCGAATTTCTGAACATTTATTTTTACTAAATAGAGCTTATGACAACTTCAAAGAAAATATAGAAAGTGAACCTTATATGATGACTAAAATTAAGGAGGTAGAAGAAAATCTAAATCTTAGACTTTCAAAAGAAATATTAGAAAAGCAGCCCCAACAAACAATTTATAGAAAACTAGCATTAGAAAACTTTAAAGAGAATTACTATGATTATGGAAATATAAGTAATTTAGTATGGGGAAAATGGGTTAGAAAATATTTATCGCTAGAAGATCAAAGAAGATATGAATTTCTTGACAATGAAACAGATAAGCTTATAAATCAAAGGAATCAACTACTAGATGAAATTGATAGATTCAATAAAGGTATTCCTGATGTTTTTCCGTTCAAAAAGAACTGGCATGAATTTGTATTAAGAAGAATGATAAACAATGCGGTAGAGCAAGGATATGATGAAGTTGCATGGACTACAGGAAGACAACAAAGGGAAAGATATAACTTATCTAAAGCTATTGATTATATTGAATATCAAAGGTTTTATAATCATCCTAATGACGTTGAAAAAGGAAAAGTTGGAGATGTTGAAATCGTTGCTTATAAAGATGGAAACATAGTTTTTGACAGACAAATAGAGGCAGAAAACTTGGCAGATTATATTGGAAAAGATTTATCAACGAGAATACTAACTGCAAAAGAAGGAAAAGGCACTATTTCTAATTTAGATGAAGAAATAAGAGAAAATGGCAATAGCGGAATGTACTTATTCTATGATCAGGAGATTCCTAGTTACTTAAATAAATATTTAAAGAAATGGAATAGTAAGGTAGAAGAAATAATTTTAAAAGATGCAGACGGAAAAACAGAGTCTAAACAAATGGGATTCAAGATAACAGACGAAATGAGAAATAGTATAAAGCAAAATGGACAACCTTTATTCTCAAACAGGCAACTTGATGAAGAAGAAGCATCTACTTATGATGAAAGAATACAAAGAAAAAATAGAGAGCTAATAAAAGAATTAAGAGAGCAAAAAGAAAATATACAAGGATTAGAAGGATATTCAAGAACTGAAATAAAAGATATTGTAAGCAATTATATTCAAGATAAACTTGTAGAAAATGATTTAGAAGATATATCAATAAATGGAGCAGAAATAATAGGAAGTAGGAATAGAGGAAATGCAAAAACTGATTCTGATTTAGATTTAGTTGTAGAATATTCTGGAGATATTAGAGAAGATGATTTATTTAATATCTTAAATGAAGAGCCACTAGAAATTGAAGGAATAAAAGTTGACATTAATCCTATAACCGCTGATAATACAGGAACACTAGAAGAATATCTTGAAAGGTCAAGACAATATGATAGAGAAGTATTAAATGCAACAATCAAAGAAACAATTAGAAAAGAAGATCCTAATGTTGCACCTGGAGCAACTAATGCACAAGGAGCAAACAGATTTATAGAACAAGAAATAAGAAAAATTGAAGCATCAGGAAATTGGGATAATTCTATTCCTGTAACTAAGTTAACAGATATAAGAAAAACAATTGAAGATTATTTAGGTTTAGGAATAAAGAAAGGGCATTTTAGAGAAAGAGCATACGGAATATACAAAGAAGGTAGAGATGTAATAAGAGGAAAAGAATTAAAAGATATAGACAACATATTACATGAAACAGGACATGCTCTTGACTTAGGAAACAGACTTAAAATTGATAAAGAATCTATTGCAAATGAATTATTGACAGCTATACAAAAACATGGTGGATATGAAAACGAAACAAGAAGCACAAAATTAGATGAAGGATTTGCAGAAGTCATAAGAACATATTCAATTATTCCAGAACAAGCTAAAACAGACTATCCTCAATCTGTAGCAGTATTAGAAGAAATAAGAAAAGCAGATAAATCATTCGACGACTTTATAAGAAAAGTGCAACAGCAAACATACAACTACATACATCAAAATCCACAAAACAGAGTACATAGTAATATTAGTGTAGGAGAATCAAACAGAACTCCTTTGACAAAAGCATGGCTAGAACAAGAAGTAATGAGAAATATATGGGATAAAGATTATGCAGTAAAGAAAGTAGTAAGTGAAATTGCAAAGATTGGTGGCAAAACAACAAATCAAATTAAAGCTAGTAACAATGCTTATTACTTAACAAGACTTGCAACAGGAATACACGATAAAGTAACTTCAATGCTTTCTGATGGATATATAAATGAAAAAGGCGAAAAGATAATGCCTGGATTAAATAAAGTTGGAGAAATACTTGGAGATGATGCTCAAAGGTATAATGACCTAAGAGATTATCTTGTAGCAAGAAGAGATACAGACTATAAAGCAAAGACTTTAAAAACAGGTATTAGAGATATGGACACAAAATATGTACTAGAAAAATTTGCAAACGATACGCAAATAAAAGATGCTGCACAAGTAGTATATGACACTTTAGACGGAGTTATGCAATATGCAGTTGATAATGGCTTAATAAATGAAGATGATGTAAAGAGCCTAAAAGAGAGTAATGCTTTCTATGTTCCAATGCAAAGAGTAATAGAAGGAAAAGGAAATCAACTAGGAAGAAAAGGAGCAGTATCAGATATTATAAAGGCAAGAACTGGAAGCGAACTTGACATAAAGGATGTATTAGAAAATATAGTTTCTAATTCTACAAACATTATTCAACAAGTAGAAAACAATAATGTATTAAGAGCATTATACAATCAAGGAGAAGAAGCAGGTTTAACAGGTTCTATATATGATGTAATTCCAGCACCTATGATGAAAGTAGGAACAGCAAATTTAAGTATGTGGGAAAATGAATTAAGAAAACAAGGAGTAGATACAACTGAATTAGATTTAGAGAAAACTGTTGATATATTTGCACCTAATAATAAAATAGACACAAAAAATCTAATAACAAGTTTCATTGATACAAATGGAAAAAGAGTATATCTACAATTCAATGACGAAATACTATTTAACTCTTTGATGAACTTAGACGGAAAAATGATGAGTAACGTATTGAAAATAAATAGTAAATTAAATATGCCTTTACGTTATGGAGCAACAATGGCTAATATAGGTTTTGCTATACCTAATATGATTTCAGATACAGCACAGGCGGCAATATATTCAGAGGCAGGATTTATTCCTGTAATAGATAATGCACTAGGAGTTTTAGACATTCTTGCTGCAACAAATAAACATGTAAGAAACTTTGTAAAAAATTACTCTCCTGAATATGCTAATAGAATTGAGAATATGTATAACTTATATATACAATCAGGAGCAACAAATTCTACAAGAATGAGTCAATTCAGAGATTCAACACAGAATAATATGAAATATATTTATGGAACAAAGAAAAGTGAAACTTTAGGAATACATGAAAAATGGAAACCTTTAAAAAGATTATTAGATATAATGACATATATTCCTGAAATATCAGAGCAATCAACAAGATTTAGAGTTTTTGAAAGAAACTATGATATGTATAAATCAAAAGGCAATAGTGAAATGGATGCAAGAATTTTAGCAGCTTTAGAGTCAAGAGATGCAACACAGGACTTTGGAAGAACAGGAAACTTAACAAGGGAAATAAATCAATTGATACCATTCTCAGCAGCAAGAGTAGGAAGCAGTTATACATTCGCAGAAAAAGTTAAAGCAAATCCTAAACGAACAGCAATGAGAATAGCAATACTTTCAGCAATAGCATTAGCAATAAAAGCAATAGGTTATGATGACAAAGAAATAGAGGAATTAATTCAGCGTAAGAAAGATGATAACTTTGTTATAAGAGTTGGAGATAAAATAGTTACAATCAAGAAACCACAAGGAATATTAAGAAGTATAGTAAATCTTACTGAATACATTGAAGATATTGCAACAGGACATATAGAAGAAGGCAAAGAAGGAGAAAGACTTGGAGAATGGATAAACAATGCTATTATGGATAATGCACCAGCAGACAGCGTAACAGGACTTGTTCCAAATATGGTCGCACCTTTAATTGAAAACGCTATAAATAAAGACTTATATTACAATACTGATATAGTAAAGAGTTATGATTTAGAATTACCAGATTCTCAACAATATTATGAGTACAATTCACAACTTGCAATTCTTTTAGGAAAAGTCTTTAATTATTCTCCAGCAAAAATAGATAACTTAATCTCAGGATATTTCGCAGGACTAGGAACACAAGTAACAAACATAATGGACTACGCATCAGGGAAACTAGGCATAACCGCACAAAAGGCTGAAATGGGAGCAGAAAGTAACGCAGTAGGAAAGAGATTTATTGTCAATGTAAATAGCAACTCTGCTTCTGTAGATGAGATATACAATAGAAAAACAGAACTTACAAAGAAAAAGAATGGAGGAACAATAACATCAGAAGAAGAAACAGAACTTTCTAACATAACTGCAGCAGTTTCTAATATGTCAAAAGTAAATAAGCAAATTAAGGAAATAAAAAGAGATTTGACTATGTCAGGAAAAGAAAAAGCAGAACAGATTAAAGAACTTCAAAGACAAAGAACTGATATAGCAAGACAAGCATTAGGAAAAGATTTGCTAGATGACACAAATTCAGAAAAAATAGAAACAACTTCATTCTATCCTACAAATTCTTCATTAAGTTTAAATAAAATGATATTAGAGTTAACTCCTGAAATGAAAGAAGAATATTCAAAACTAGCAAGTGAGTTCTATAAGAAGTACGAAAAGCAGGGCTTATATAGTCAAGATAAACTAAAGCAAATAAAAACAAAAGCTAAAGATTATGCAAAGAAAACACTTATGAAAAAATATAAAAGTCAATTAGTTAAGTCAAAGTAGGGAGGGAAGTGGTATTATGGATAAGATTACATTAGGACAAGCAGTAGGAGCGGTTGTAAGCATTATAACTTCTTTATCTGTAATTATAGGTTTTTTCGTAGGAATATACAATTTTGTTAAGAAAAAGACTACTGATAAAATTGCAAAGAATACAAAAGATATTGAAGAATTAAAATCAGAAGTAGGTTGGCTCAAAAGTGAGATGCAGGATGATAAAGAAGAAAGGATCATCATGTTACAAGGATTATTAGCTTGTTTAAAAGGGCTTCAAGAACAAGGCTGTGATGGAGCAGTAAGCAATAGCATCTCAGAAATAGAAAACTATTTAATGAAAAAATCTCATATTTAAAGGAGGGATTGTTTATGAGTAATAAATTATATGATACTTTAAAAAGAATTGCTTTAACTCTTCCATTAGTAATTACTTTCATCACAGCGATAATGAAAATATGGAATATACCTTATGCAGTAGAAATAGGATTATCATTAAATGCTTTAAATGCTTTAATAGCAGGAGTTGTAAAAATAGCAAATGATAATTTTTATAAGGAACAAGTACAAACTAATATTAATTACGATACACAAGAAGAATTAATTGAGGAAGGAGTTGTTGAGAATGAAGATTAGAACAACTAAACCATCTGATAATAAATTCTATATACGAAAAGCTAACGGCGGATATTCAACTTGTATAAAAGGAAAGCCAACTGATCCAAAAGCAAATGTACTTTCAAACTGTGTAGGATATGCGTGTGGGCGTTTCAATGAAATCATAGGCAAAATGAAATATCCAGAACTTAATTGCAATGCAGAAAACTTTATAGAAAGAGCTAAAAGCATAGGACTAAAAATAAGTAATAAGCCTGTATTAGGTGGAATAATGGTATGGCAAAAAGGTTCATTAAGTGGCAATGATGGAGTAGGACATGTAGCAGTAGTAGAAAGAATTGACAATGATAATCAAATTTATACAAGTGAAAGTTCTTATGGAGGCAGAGCCTTTTATAATGTAACAAGAAAAAACTCTAATGGAAGATGGGGAGCAGGAAGTGCTTACAAATTCAGAGGTTGCATTATAAATCCAGCAATAGAAGATCCAAAAAAGAAAAAGTTCAAGAAGTATTACATAAAAGTAACTGCTAAAGTATTAAATGTAAGAGAAGATGCTGGAATGGATAATAACGTAGTAACTGTTATTAAAAAAGGAGAAAAGTGGCTTATTCGTGATGAAAAGGACGGATGGGGAAAAATAAGAATCGGTTGGATAAAATTAAGTTACACAAAAAGAGTATAGGTACACAGAAAAATACAACTAAACTATCAAACAATTGTAAGTAAATATCTAAATAATTAATGTCTTCATTGCTACTAATATTAATTATAGGAGGATTTATTTATGTTAAAAGGTTTTGATGAACAAGGAAATTTAAGAAATGTAAAAGTTACAGAAGAAGGGGAAATATTAGTAAAATCTGCTGGAAGCGATTCAATCAAATCAGGAAATGAAAAAGAAACAACTTTATATGCAAGTGTTTCTACAATTGGAGTAAGCGAAATTACAATTGGAGTAAATGAAAAAGTATCAGAAATATCTGTTGCAAACTATAGTGAAACTGCAAATGTTTCTGTTTCTATTGATGAAAAAAATTATGTTATAGCTCCTGGATTGGCTTTAGATTTACCAATTAATAAATCAGTAGGTATAGTGGGATTATCTGCAACAGAAGAAGATACAAAAGTGCAATATGTTATAAAAGGAATTATTTCAAATTCAGATGTGAGTGGAGAAATAGAAATAACAGAAAATGGAATAGTAGATGTAACAGATTATGCAAGTGCTAATGTAAATGTACCAATACCATCTCCTACTTTACAAAACAAATCTATAACAATAACAGAAAATGGAACACAGACAATATCAGCAGATGGTGGTTATTATGGATTAGATGAGGTAGAAGTAACAACAAATGTTAATGACTTAAAATTTGTTGTACCTGATGGATTAAAATTTGGATATTCTACTTTTAGTTCTTTACCCTCTATTTTAAGTGATGCTGTTTGGTCTAATGTTTCCGATTTCAGTTATATGTTTGCTGAATGTAATGCCTTAACTAATTTAGATTTAAGCAACTTTAATACGAGTAATGCAAAAAATCGTATGGATGATATGTTTTTTAATTGTTATAACTTAACTAATCTTAATTTAAGTAGTTTAGATACAAGTAGTGTAACTAATATGACTGAGATGTTTGCTGAATGTAATGCCTTAACTAATTTGGATTTAAGCAACTTTAATACGAGTAGTGTAACTGATATGTACCGTATGTTTGCTAGTTGTGGCTCTTTGGCAAATTTGAATTTAAGTAATTTTGATATGAGTAATGTAACTGAATATTCAGATATGTTTGAAGGAGTTCCAACAGATTGCAAAATTATAACAAATTCAGAAACAGCATCATGGTTAAATGAAAACTTCCCTGATTATACAAATATAGAGATAGTATAAAGAAAGGAGTACAAATAAATGAAATTATCATTAAGTAAATTTATAAATAAAACAATCAAAGTATTAAAAGACGAAATAAATATTACAGAAAATGGAATTTATGATGTTTCTGATTATGCAAAAGCTAATGTTAGTATTAGTAGCCAAGAAACCCCAATAGTTTTTCCAAGCAATATTTCTTTTGGGAACTCTGATTTTACTTCAACAAACACAAAATGGATAGAAAATGCAGATGCTAGTAATGTAATCAGTTTGCAGAATGCGTTTGGTTATACAACAAATTTAGAAAAATTAGATTTGAGTAAATGGAACACAAATAAAGTAACTAATGTTAGTTATATGTTTACAAGAAGTAGCCTAAAAGAAATAAATATTAGTGGATGGAATGCAGAAAAAATAACAAATGCGTCTTATATGTGTGGTAATTCTAGTTCATTAAATACTTTAAAAATGAATGGATGGAGCGTGAGTGGTATAACTACCATGTCCAATATGTTTTCAGGTTGTACTAATTTAAGTATTTTGGAAATGAACGACTTGGATACATCACATGTGACAAATATGGAGAATTGTTTTTTTTCATGTAGCAATCTTACAAGTTTAGATTTAAGTTCGTTCGATACTAGCAGTGTAAGTAGTTTTTATCAAATGTTTGTTTATTGCTCGTCACTTACACATATTAATTTTGGAACGAAATTTAATATGGGGAAATGTACCAACTTAAATTCAGTTAGAGGTATGTTTACTGGTATAACTAAATTAGATGATGAAACTTGGAATAGTTTATTAAATGTACTTCTTACTGCAACATCATTACCTTCTGATGCAAAAAGATTAACTTTAATGATGTCAACTGCTATGGCAGAAAAATGTTCTACTTTATCTAATTGGTCAGCACTAGAAGCAGCTGGTTGGGTAAAAAGCTAATAAATAAAAAAAGAGGGGAAACCCTCTTTTTTATTATTCAAATATTAAATTAGTTGATATATAACATTAGCCAATATATAAGCTATTAAAAAACTTATTAATAAGTTAAGTGTATTTACTCCAAATAAACGCCATAGTTCTTTATTAAATCTATTATCTGTATCAGGCATAAAAATCTCTAATAGTGATAAAAATAATGAACAAAACATTAAAATAGATATACCAGCATAATACATTAGAGCTATCCACGTAATAATTCTTATTCGAATCACACTTGTTATTAATAAAATAATAAAATTAAAGAAAATAGTCTTTCTAGTTTTTACTGTTGTTTCGATTAAAGTATTAATCTCATCATATTCTTTCAAAAACTTTTTAACTAAATAATTACAAAATAGCCAAGCTATTATTAAAAAAATAAAAACTATTCCTAATTTGTCTTTTAAAATTACAATATTATCTGTTGTATTCATATTAATTCTCCTAACCTTTTTAATAATTTTACAAAATTATTAATATATTGTCAATAAAAATTATTAAAAATTTGACAATTTACATAAAATGGTTTATAATGGAATAGTTAACATAAAGGAGAAAGGAGGAGAAAATATGAGAATCTCTATTAATTATGAGGAAAATCCAGCTATTTTAAATGATTTCTTAGAGTATTTGCAAAATATGAAAAATTATTCTATTGGAACTATAAAAGGATATGAGAATGATCTGAATATATTTTTTAGGTTTATTTTAAAATATAAAAATATTCATATCTCATTTTCAAAAATTACAATTTTTACAATATTTCAAATAACAAAAAGTGATATAATTGCATATTTAGTTTACTTGAATTACTATAAAAATAACTGTTCTATCACTAGGAAAAGAAAAATTGCAGCAATAAAAACTTTTTTTAAATGGATCTATATAAATGTTCCAGGAATAAGGAAAGAAGATCCTACTATGGATATTCCTACAATTCAATCAACAGTAAGACTTCCAAAATATCTTTCACTTAAAGAAGCAAAAACAATACAAAATATTTTTAATAAAAGAAATTGTATTTATTATGTAAGAAACAATACAATAATTACATTGTTTCTTACAACAGGAATAAGACTTAATGAATTGATAAACATAAAATTACAAGACATTAATTTTGAAAAGAAAAGTATTAATATTGTTTGCAAGGGAAATAAAGAAAGAGTTGTATATTTTTCAGAACATTGCAAACAGCAACTGCTAAAGTATTTAAGTATTAGAAGCAATGCAAATTGTGAAGAAGATTTTCTTTTTTTAAGCAATCAAAATAAACGCATAAGTAAAGGAACAATTGAAAATATTTGCAAGAAAGCATATAAACTAATGGGATTAGAAAATAAAAATTATACCGTTCATACATTAAGACATACTGCTGCAACAATATATTTTGAATTTAATAACAGAGATATTTTATTACTCAAAGAAATACTAGGTCATTCTACAATTTTATCAACAGAAATTTATACTCATACATATAATAATTTAGTTAAAGAAGCTATAAACAAGAATCCTCTTAATAATTTTGTAAAAGTTGCATAAAAGGAGGGGAGTAAATGAACTTTAATTTAGATACCATAAGAAAAAACAAAATTGAATTACTAGATTGCCAATGTGAAATAGTTTTGAAGAGCTTAGAATATTATTGTTACTCTGCTAATTTCTTGTATGATAGAAACAAGAAATATACAAGTAGGGAAGATGAGCTAAAGATTTCATTGGTTACAGATACTTACCATCAAATTTTAAATCAGTTTTCAAAATCTAAATCAGCAAACAAAGTTACAAATTTAAATGGAATTAAAAAAGTTTCGTAAAAAAACATTGACAAATCATTATGAATATGATAATAATAATATTAAGAAATTTCAATACCAAAAAATACTGGAGTTGAAAAGTATTTTTGAATTGATTAATATAATAACGATATTCAAATATTATAAGAGAGAGGGGATTAATTATCTCCATATTCTTATACTACTAACATTGCACAAAATAAAAGTTTATCTCAAGTTATTGTAATAATTTTATATTCAAATATATTTTAGCAACTCAAAAAAGAGTTGTATTTTTTTATCCCATAAAAGGTATTGGATTCTTATTCAATATCTTTTTTTATTTGGAAGGAGGCGAAAAATGTTATCCAAGAATTTAGAAACAATAAGAAGAAAAAAGGGATTTACAAGAAAAACTTTATCAATTAAATCAGGAATAAGTACAAGCACTATTGGATTAATTGAGTGGGGAATGAGTGAAAATCCAAAAATAGCAACATTAAAAAAATTAGCAGATGCATTGGGAGTTACAGTAAGTGATTTAATTGATGATTAACATTGGAGGAAGAAAGATGGCTCAAAAAAGAATGTTTAATATATCTATTTTAGAAAGTGATGAGTTTTTAGAAATGCCAGATAGTTCTCAAATTTTATATATTCATTTATCTATGAACGCTGATGATGATGGTTTTGTAGATAATTGGAAATCAATTATGAGAATGACAGGAAAAAAAGAAGATGATTTAAAAATCTTAATTGCAAAATCTTTTGTGATACCTTTTAATACAAAAATCTTAATAATTAGACATTGGAAATTAAATAATTACATTCAAAAAGATAGATATAAAGAAACTATCTATAAAAACGAAAAGGCTTTATTATCAGTAGATAAGAACAATGTATACAATCTGGATACAAACTGTATACACAGTATAGATAAGAATAGATTAGATAAGATTAGTATAGATAAGAGTAGTAGTAGTAATATAAATATTAATATAAATAATAATAGCGAACTAAATGAAAATGACAGTTGTGTTGACGATTTTTATTTAGACGACGGAAGCGACAGTTGTGTTGACGGTTTCCAAAAAGTTATTGATTTTTATAATAACAATATTGGACTTATTACTCCTTACACAATGGAATTGTTAGATGATTATGCGAAAGAAATGACAAATGATGTAGTTGTCTATGCTTTGCAATTATCTGTTGAAGCTAATTGTAGAAACTTGAATTATATAAAAGCTATTCTAAACAACTGGAATAAAGCAGGAGTAAAGAATCTTATTCAAGCACAAGAGGAAAATCAAATACATAAAAAGCCATCAAGTAATCTAAATGAAACACAAGAAGAAAAAAATGCAAGACGAGCTAAAGAAATTAAGGAGGCAATGGAGAAAAATGCAACTAGATGAATTTATACAAGCGACAGGAAGGCTTGAAACCTACTATGACAAAGAACTTAAAACAGAACAAATGCAGATTATGTATGAAGAATTAAAAAATCTTAGTTTAGAAAGATACTTAAAACTAATTTCAAAATGTTTAAGAACATGCAAATATATGCCTAAAATTGCAGACATACTTGAAGCAAATAACGATTTAGTAGGAGAAGTAGCAGAAGAAAAAAGGCAGATAATACCATGCAGCAAATGTGATGGATCTGGTTATGTAGTTTATACAACATTCATAGCAAATGGAAATGAAAGAATCCCTTATAGTTATGCTGCAAGATGTATATGTGAAAACGGAAAAAATGCAAATCAAAAAGTTCCAACGTATGAAGAACTAGGAATTAAAATAAGCAATAGAATTAATCAAATAAAAGATACAACTAGAAGTATTGAAAAGATAAAAGAAAATCTAGTAAAAAATTTTAAAACATGAGAGGAGGAAATAGAATGTCATCAAGTGTAGTGTTAACAATTTGGTATGTTGCTGTTATTGTACTGTTTCTTTGGGCGACAATTGATAGTTTTAAAAGAACAAAAAAAATAATAAATGATTACGGAAAAGCCTTAAAAAGAGAACTACAATTGATAAATGAGAAAAGTACATTAATGGAAATAATAATAAATGCTAAAAAGACAAAAGAAAATTATTTTGTAACACTAGAGAAAATAGAAAAAGAGTTGTTTAAAAGCAGTAACAACTCTTAATAGAAATCTTTAGGATGTGTTTTCTAAAATTTCTAAAAAGAATATATCATTAAATTAAAAAGAGGTCAATACTAAAATGCAAAAAATTATTTTTTTAGAGTATGAGTATAAAGTTAAAGGCAAAGTTGCTGTTCTTGATGATGCTTCAATAGATAGAGTAAAAGAACTTTGCCTAAAAAATATTATTAGAAGAAGTTCAGAGTCAATAGAAGATTTTGAAATAATAAAAAGAGAGGACTATAACTATGAGCGAATTTAGTTTATATCAAATAGCAAATGCTTTTCCATTATTGATGGAGAATGAAGAAATTACAGACGAAGATAAAGTCAAAATTAAAAGGGAATTAACCTTGTTATTGCAACAAAAGAGTCAAAATACAATTGGATATATAAGAAATATAGAACTAACAATTGAAGCTATGAAGAGTGAAGAAAAAAGAATATCTGAACAAAGAAAAAAACTAGAGAGAAGAGAAAGTAATTTTAAAGAATATGTTAGAGAATGTATGGAACAAAGTGGACTAACTAAAATTGAAACACCTTTAGGAACTTTGTCTATAGCAAAGAATCCTATTTCTGTAGAAGTAATCAATGAAGATGAAATTCCAAGTGAATATATTCAAGAAATAGTTACTAAAAAGCCAAACAAAAAAGCAATAACAGATAACTTTAAAGCTACAGGAGAAATTATTCCAGGAGTAAATATCTTAACTAACAACTACAGTTTAAGGATTAAATGAAAGGAGTAATATGGAAAATTTAGAAATATATAATCAAATAAAAGAAGTTCCAGAAGAAGCTCAAAAGAAAATAGGTGGAGGAAGACTTAAAGGAATGACGGATATTAAGCCTATGTGGAGAATACAAAAACTTACAGAAATTTTTGGAGTATGTGGTTTTGGATGGAAAGCTCCAATTAAGAACAAAGAAATAATTGAAGGAGCTAACGGAGAAAAGATTGCAATTGTTGATATAGATTTATATGTCAAGATTGACGGAAAATGGTCTGATCCAATTGAAGGAACAGGAGGAAGCAGCTTTGTTGCAAAAGAAAGTAATGGATATTATACAAGTGATGAATGTTTTAAAATGGCATATACAGATGCAATATCAGTTGCATGTAAATCATTAGGAATGGGAGCAGATGTATATTGGGGAGATAGCAAATACAACAACGCAGAAGGAAATAAAAAAAAGAAAAATACAACTGAAAAAGTGGACAACCTTGATAAAAAAATAACTGAAAAAGAAGCAACTGCAATTTATGCTATCATGACTAGAAAAGGCGTAGATGTAGTTCCAAATCTAAAAAAGAATTATAACATTACTAATACAAAAGACCTTACAAGAAGACAATATATATCTATTCTAACTGTAATGAAAAAAATGCCTGATAAAATAACGACAACTGAATCACAAAAAGATGTAACTGCAACACCTATTGAAGATAAAAAACAAACGACTAATAACATGAAAGAATAGGAGGAACAATGAAAACTACTGGAAGTCTATTAGATGTATCAATGGATTTTAGAACTGGAAAAGGAAAACTTGCTTTATTAATTGACACAACAGATTTAGAAGTGCTAGACGTTATATCTAACTTTAAAGATAAAAAACTGGATATAGAGATAAAAAAACATATTGAAAAAAGAAGCGGCAAATCTAATAGATATTTCTGGGAGTTATTAGAAGAAGTATGTGATAGAAAAAAGATAGATAAATTAGAAGAATACAGAAGAAGAGTAAAAGAACTAGGAATATTTAGAGTAAGTAAAATTCCTGCAGAAGACTTTGAAACATTAAAAAAGACATGGGAAAACTGGGGAGAAGCATGGTTCTGTGAAGTAGGAGATACTGAAATAATTGGAGATATAGAATTTAAAATAGTGTTTTTATATTATGGCTCTAGTTCTTTTAATAAAAAACAAATGAGCAGATTAATAGATAATCTGGTACAAGATTGTAGAGCTATAGGAATTGAAACAAAATCTCCAAAAGAAATTGAAAGTATGTTAAAGGAGTATGACAAGAAATGAAAGAAGAGTTCTCTATTATGCCTGATAGACCTCCGTTCTGGAGAAATAAAAGATTTTATGGAAGTGAAAGACACGAGGTTTTTGAAGGATATGCTACTAAAAATAGAGATTACTCTATAGAAGATGGTTTAGTTATTTTTCTTACTCCAGAGCAGCATAGAGAGGGCAAATATGCAATACATAAAAATCCAAAGTATTGGGAAGATGAAATAAAAATTCAAGAACTAGCAGAACAAATATGGATAGATTATTATGGAAAAACAAAAGATGATTTTAGACTAAGATATGGTCGTAATTATTTATAAAATTTAGGGGGAAATAAAAATGGGAAAAGTAATACTTCAAACAATGGACTATTCAAAGTTCAAAAAATTAAAAGGAAATAGAAATGTAGATTCTATAAGGGTACAAAGAATTATGGAATCAATAAGAAAAGTGGGATATATAACATCTCCATTAATAGTAAATGAAAATTTAGAAGTTATAGATGGACAAGGTAGATTAGAAGCTCTAAAATTATTAAAACTACCTGTAGAGTATATAGTACACGAAAATATAGGAATTGATGAATGTATATCTATGAACATATATCAGACTAACTGGAGCGACAGGGATTATATTGAAAGTTATGCTAGTAGAAATTTTAAAAGTTATGTGCTTTTAAAGGAACTAATGGACAAATACAATCAGAATTTATTAATTCTTGCTACTGCAATTAATAAAAGATTAAAATGGGATTCAAAAATGATTAGAACAGGAAATCTTAAAATAACAGAAGAACAATGTAAAGAAGCGGTAAAGAAAATAGAATATGCTATGTCATTTATTCCATTTGCTAAAAAAAGACATGGTAATTTAACTAAATTATTACAGGCTTTAATATTTTGCTATGATTTTAAAGATATAGACAATAAAAGACTTTTTGAAAAATTAACGGAATATATGCCACTTATGACACCATGGAGCAACTTAGATGAGTGTATTGTATCTATAGAAGAAATTTACAACAGAAATATAAGGAATAGAGTTTATATTTATACTGAATACAGAAAACTATTAGAGAACATGAATGTAGGATTAAAGGAAAGACTTGAAAGACTAAATGAGATTGAAAATATAGAGGAAGGAGAGAATGAAAATGATTAAAGTAGATACAAAAAAAGGAAAGATAGAAATTGAAGGAACTAAAGCAAGATTACTAACAGACTTTGCAACTATAGTAAAAGAGTTACACGAATCAGGAATAGAAAAAGAACATTTAGAAAGAAATTTTAAAATGGGATTCATGGATGAAAAAGAAATATCAGAAGAACTATTAAAAACTATTAAATCACAACTTAATATAAGTGAATCAGTAGCAGAAATAATTAAAGATGTTTTATTTAAGGAGGATAAATAATGTTTACTGTAAATAGAGGTAGAGTAGAAGTACATGGAAGAACAGATATATTGTTGGCAGAATTAAGCGGACTTATATTTGCATTTAGGCAAAAGAATGTAGCTTCTGATGAAATGATAAGAAGTGCTGTAGAAAAAGGGTTCTTATCAGCAGAAGAAATACATACTAGAGCAGGAGAAATAATAAAGAAAATGTCAAGTACAGAATTATTAGAAAGTTTAAAAGATTATATAGAAAACGCAGGAGGAAAAAAAGATGATATTTAAAATACAAAGACCAATTATTTCTACAAAAGGGCAACCATATTTAATATATAATGAAGATAGAAGCATTATGACAGATTCTTTAGAAGTAGGACAAAATCCAGACATTGATAAACTATTCGATAAAGGAGAGTACAAAATATACGTAAAAGGTTATATATCAAAGAACGGAAAAGATTTAGTAATAAATAGAAAAGTAACAGGACAGGATTGGTAATAATGAAAGATTTGAACTATCTTAATGAATATAGAGTTGAACTATATAAAGGTGTTTTAGGAGATGAACATAATGGAGCTTTTGAAATACCAATAGATAATAAGAAATTTATAGTAATAGCAAGTGATGGATTAGGATGGGAACATGTATCAGTACATATAAAAAATGTAGAAAGATGTCCTAAATGGAATGAAATGTGCAAGATAAAAGAAATGTTTTTTGAGGATGAAGAAGCAGTAATGCAGCTTCATCCAAAGAAAGCAGATTATATTAATAATCATGAATATACATTACATCTATGGAAACCTATATTAGAAACGATTCCAACACCACCAACTTTTATGGTTTAGGAGGCTTAGATGAAAGTAGATATATATAATACAGATAAAAAATATAATATAATTTATGCAGATCCACCATGGCAATTTAAAGTTTGGTCAAGAGATACGGGATTAGGAAGAAGTGCTGATATTCATTATTCAACAATGAAAAAGGAAGATATACAACTATTACCTGTTAATAAGATTACAGCAAAAGATGCAGCATTATTCTTATGGGTAACATATCCTTGTTTAGAGGAAGGGCTTGAACTTGTAAAAAAATGGGGATTTACATACAAGACATGTGCATTTAGTTGGATTAAGTTTAATAAGAAAAATAATACACCTTTTGTTGGTATGGGATATTATACAAGAGCTAATAATGAAATATGTTTGTTAGCAACAAAAGGACAACCTTTAAAGAGAATAAATAAATCTGTTAGACAAGTTGTATTTTCAAAGATAAGAGAACACAGTAGAAAGCCAGACGAAGTAAGAGAAAGAATTGTTGATTTGTTTGGGGAACTACCTCGTATAGAACTGTTTGCAAGACAACAATTTGATGGATGGGATTGTTGGGGAGATGAAGTATGAGTAAATATGGAAATAAAAAGGTAGTAGTAGATGGAGAAGAATTTGATTCTCAATTAGAAGCTAATAGATGGTATGAGCTAAAACTATTGCAAAGAGCTAAACAAATAAAAGACTTACGCAGACAAATCAGATTTGAATTACAGCCAAGTTATAAGAAAAATGGTAAAACTTTTCAATCAATAAATTATATTGCTGATTTTGTCTATTATGACATAAACAAAAAGAAGTTTATTGTAGAAGATACAAAAGGATATAAAACAGAAACATATAAACTAAAGAAAAAGATATTTGAGTATAAATATCCTGAGTTAGAAATAACAGAAATATTTGAGTAGGTGGAAATAATGACAATATTTGAATCAATAGATAAAGCAATAAGAGAAGGATATACAGGAACAGACAATACCTGTAACGGAAAATGCACTAAATGTGGAGAATGTTGTGGAACAATATTACCAATAGATCAAGAAGATGCAGATAGAATAGTGAAATATTTACTTGAAAATAAGGTATTTATAAATAGATTTATACTTGTTATGAAAGGAAAACTGCAATGTCCATATTATAATGGTAATCAAGAAAAAGGATGTAGCATATATGAGGCAAGACCAAAAATATGTAGATACTATAAATGCGATAAAAAAGGAATAAATTTATCAGAAATGAAAAGTATGTCAGAATGTTACCCTGTTGATATGTGGGCATTTGCAGAAGATATTGAAAAGGAGATGAAAAAGCATTATGGACTTAACAAAAAGACAAGAAAAACAATTAAATAAAGTATTTGATGATCCAAAGAAATTAAGAAAATGGGTTGATGAAATTTATTATGAAATGCAGCAAAGGTGTAAAGAAGAAACAACAAAACTGATTGATGAGTATTTGAATATCTATAGCATAACTGTTGCATTTACAGCTCATTACAATTTAGGACTAGGAAAGAAAAGACTACCAGAGTTTATGGGAAAAATATGGAGAAATATAGATTGTTTTAAAAGTGGACATTTAGACTTACAAGATTGTATTGATGAACTTACTGAATACGGAATAGATTTTACAGATATATTGAGATACCCTGGACATGGAAAGGAAAAAGGGAATGAGAAAAAATAGAATTTATGCAATATATAAAGGCGATAATTTCATTTTTGAAGGAACTGCAAAAGAATGTGCTAATTATTTAGGAGTTAAAGAAAAAACAATTTATTTTTATAATACGCCATCAAACAAGAGAAGAAATAAAAAATCCAGAACAATTGCAATTATTATTGAATAAAGAAGGAATGAAGAAAAATGAAAATAGAGGATCATATTAAAAATTTAGAAGAATATTGCGAAGATGATATAGATTTTAGAAGTCAAACAGCAGAGGAAGAAAAAAGCGATTTTGATATATTTTGTGATAATCATATAGCAGATATAAAAGCAGTAATACAAGAGTTAAAGAATACTCAAGCAGATTTATATGAAGCTAATAATAGAATAGCAGATTTATTACTTATTTTAGGGGACAGAGATAGAATGATAGATGCAATGATAGAAGAATATGAGTACAATGCAAGAATAAATTTAAAAAATTTTTGTGAAGATGAAACAAGAAAAGATAAATGTATTCAAGATTGCAGAATTTGTGTAAAAAAATACTTTGAAGAGAGGTGCAGGGATGCAAAAGATTGATTATGAAGAAATGGCACGAAGGCTTATATTAAATGGAGCAGAAGCATACAGAGAAAAGTTTATATTAGAAGTAGATATTTTATCAGGATATGATAGACAAAGAATACTAGAAGAAATGGACAAACAGATAGATGAAATAAAGCATAATAAAAGCTACAAAAAAGAAATAAAAAGATTAGAAAATAGAATACATTATATTTGTGGTTTAGAAGATTGCAATGAAGAATTTGAATTGTGAGGTGTTTAAGTGAAAGTATTAGAATTATTTGCTGGAACAAAATCTATAAGTAAAGCTTTTGAAAAAAGAGGACATGAAACATATAGTGTAGAATGGAATAAAGATTTTGAAAATATTACACTTTATGAAGATATAAACAATTTAACAGTTGAAAAAATTATTGAGTTATGTGGTGGAGTTCCAGATGTTATATGGGCATCTCCAGATTGTACTACTTATTCTATTGCAGGAATATCTCATCACAGAAGAAAGAATTTAGAAACAGGAAATCTTAATGCAGTAAGTGATTATGCTAAATTTTGTGATAAGACTAACAAACACGTTTTAGATTTAATTAAGGAAATAAGACCAAAATATTATTTTATTGAAAATCCTAGACGGTGGATTAAGAAAAATGGACTTCATGCAAGGTATTCCTAGATATACAATTACCTATTGTCAATATGGAGATAACAGAATGAAACCAACAGATATTTGGACTAATTATCCTAATCCTAATTTTAAGCCAATGTGTAAAAATGGAGATAGCTGTCATGAAAAAGCACCAAGAGGAAGTAAGACAGGAACACAGGGATTAAAAAATAGCAAAGAAAGAAGTAAAATACCAGAAAAATTTTGCGAATATATTGTAAAAATATGTGAGGTGTAAGTAAATGAATATAGAAGAATTAGAACAAATAAAGCAGGATATAAAAGCAGTATATAACGTAATGTACAATTTTGATGATAGATTATGTGATGATATGCAAGAAAGAGTAAAAAGGATAGAAACTCTACTAACAGCTTATGAAAAAGAAATAGAAGAATTAACTTTAGATTTAGAAGAAATGACAAAATCGAATAATCATAAGAAAGAAAATTGGGTACATAAAAGTATATTAAATAGTTATGTGAGTGAAAAAGAATCAGAACAAAAAGAAAGAAAAGCTTATATAAAAGGAACAAACGATGCACATGAATTATGTAATAAGAAGTGGGAAGACAAAATAAAAGCAAAAACAATAGAAATAAAAAACAGACAAGTAAAAGATGAGTTTATAACAGCAAGTCAAGGAAAATTAAATACAATTATAGATATGGAATCACTTTTAGAAAAGGAGTAGATATATGAGTTATAAAAATCAGAAAAATTATTTAACAAAAAATTTAAAAAGTGATGAATGGTACACACCAAAAGAAGTAGTGAATTTTATAAGTACTATAGTACCTAAAAATAAAAAAATAATATGTCCTTTTGATGAAAAAAATAGTGAATTTACTAAGTTTTTTTCAAGTAGTATTAATCAAATAGATGATTTTATGGAAAAAGATTATGATTATGATATTTGCGTAACTAATCCACCATTTAGTTTAAGAGATAAAGTAATTAGAAGATGCTTAGAAAGAAATAAAGATTTAATAATTATTTTTCCAGAATCAGCAATTTTTAGTGTTACATTTTATAAACTAATACAAGAATATAATTTTAATTATAAAATTTATAGCCCTAGTAAAAGAATATATTTTATAGATGAACAAGGACAACAAAACAGACCTAATTTTCATAGTATAATTTTGTATATTGATAAAAGTTTTAGTTTTAATGAAATAATACATATAGATTTAGAAAAATATAAAGTTTTAGAGAAGGAGTAGATATATGAAAGATGAAAAAATCGTAAATATAGAAACTTTAATAATCAATCGTAGAAGAGAAAAGAATTGTAAATGTAATAAGCCATCTTATGAAATAGATATACAAAATCATTTAGTATATTGTAAAAAATGTATGGCAGTAGTAGAACCATTTGAAGCTTTAATTCAAATAGCAACACATATTGAAGATATAAATTATAGTATTGAAAATGCACAAAGATATAAAATGGAACTTATGAGCTATAAACCATATTTGAGAGAAGCAAAAAGATATGAAAATATGATGAGGCAAAAAGATATGTTACCTGTTTGTCCTAAATGCAGTAAACCTTTTAATTGGAATGAAGTAATATGTTTATGTAATAAGAAATTTATAAAGGCAGAGGAGGACTAATCTATGGAAAATGAAATAAAAGTAAATGAATTTATAACAACTAAATATGGAGAAATTGCAAAAGTTATTGAATATAGAGATGAAATTGTCCTTGATAAAGAAATTAAATTTTATGGAATGTATAGAAGCTATATATGTGAAGATGAACTAGATTTTATAGTCAAACATTCTCCTAATCTAAAAGACCTAATACAAAAAGATGATTTTGTAAATGGAGATAGAGTAGTGGCAATTGATTACACGGAAGATGAAAATGGAAATTATGTTGATGTGTTAGGAATAATGGAAATAGATGATGATTATGCTTATCCAATTGAATTAAGAGTTATAAATATACAAGAGGTTGTTACCAAAGAAATGATGGAATCTATAAGTTATAAAGTAACAAAAATGTGATAAAACATATAAAAAGTCATTAGAAAAATGTGAAAGGAAGTAAAAAACAATGAAATATAAAGAATTTTCAGATTGGTGCAATGAAAGAGCTTGTGATGGTTGTTGGAGTATGGCAACTGCAATTTATTGTATAGGAATAGTTGAAAAGATAAATAAAGAACATTTTTGGAAACGTGAAAAAATATGGCATAATGAATACGAAAAAGAAATAACAGAAAAAGTTATAGAACCTATTGAAAATAAAATGAAAGAGGTAATTTATGGATAAACGAAAAATAATAGAAATATATGTAACAGAAGACAAAGAAAATGATACTACAACTTTTGATTTTGACAGATTAGAAGATACAAAAGAAGCAAATTTCATGATGAAAAGATTATCTCTGATGTTTGCAGCAAATATAAAAGAAGATGAGAACTTAGAAATATGTAACGAAAACGAATAGAGGTGTTTTTGTAAATAATGAATAAGTGCCAAAGTTGTGCTAAACAATTTTATTGCAAAAATTTTAAAAAAATAGAAGATTGTAAAGAATATTATAGTTTTAGATATGTTAAAGATTATGGCGTACCTAGGAGGATTGAAAATGAAGGAAGGAACTAAAATAATTGTTTATTATGTTGAAGCAGCATACAATACAAATAAGAGAATGAGAAAATCAAGAGAAGGTACTTTTATAAAAGAATATAGTAATTACATACAATTTTATGACAAATACCACATAAGAAGAAGTATAATGAAACAAGATTTAATAGATATAGAAAGGGTTGAAGATTAAATGAAGCAAAAAGTAGTACAATTTAATGAAAGCCATAAATGGTGTGGTTCATTTGGATTTATAAATGAAATTAAAGGAGAAAGAATTATGGTAGGAGTTCCTATACCACAGGAAGGAACAGCATATATTTTTTGCAAGAGAAATGAATTTGACATAATAGGAGAAACCGACTTATTACCAGCAGGAGAGTGATGATAATATGAAATATAAATTAAATAAAGAACTTAAAGAGAAAATGCTTACAGAGATAGAACAATATGATTATAATTTAAAATTGTTCAAGCAACTCCAGGAAAACAACGAAAATACAAGAAGATTATTATTCATTGAGCATAAGTTGAATTGTGTTGAAAACGCATATAATCAGTTAGATACTTTTGAAAAAGAAGTATATGATTATATATTCAAAAAACATTATAATTGGCTATATTGCGAATCTGTTAAGCAAATAAACAAAAATACATATTATCATGTTTATAATAAAAGTTTATATTTATTAGCAAAAGAAATAGGGGAAATATAATATTTCTCTTTTTTTATTGTCTTAAATTGCAGAAAAATTAGGGAAATTTTATATGCTTTTTTATGGTATATTAAATACAGTAGCAATGAAGCAGTAAATTGCTTAATATTGTTTGAAGTCGTTATTGAAGTCGCTATTGCTGCGACTTCTATTTTTTTGCTAGTAATTGGCTAGGCAATTATTATATATAACTCCTATAAAGAGTGCTAATAAATACTTAAATGTCAAAAGATTTCCTTTAAAAGCTATTTTTATATATATTTGTTACAAGAACTTTCCTAGCACAAGTTCTTTAATATGTTATTAATTTTTGGCTTATGCCAAATTCTATTATTATATAAAAAAGCCCTAAATTTTTATACAGCAGGAGTTCCCATTCCTGCTTGTATTTTTAAATTTAGATAGAATATAGTGGCATATAAAAACGAAACACGCACCAAAGGTTTAGATTTAGTTGACTATATCGTGCTAAGTTCGGACGTGTGAAATTGATATAGTATTATATGCAGGAGTTGCTACCGTAAGACATATATGATCCTTTATGCCATTATATTGTGTTTATATATGGAGGTATTATGGAATTTAAAATAAACAATGATACATGGAAAATTCTAGTGAAAAATCACGAAGAAGTGCTTGATGAACTTAATAAAGATAGAGAAGACAAGTATTATTATGCTTTTGGACTTACAAAATATTCAACGCACGAAATTTGGATAAATAAAGATGCGTGTATAGAGCAACAAATAAAAACATTAAAACATGAACTTACGCATTGTTATATATTTAATTATGGATTATACAATGTACCAAACTTTAATGAAGAAATGGTATGTGATTTAGTTTCAAGTATAAATGATTTTATAAATGAAGTAGTTAAAAAATATAAAGAGGAGAAGAACAATGAATGATAGAGCAAAGTATTTAGAAGTGAATGATGAACAAAATTATAGAATAAATGAGATAAGGGAAAGATTTTCAAAATTATATGATGATATAGATAATCTTTGCAAACCTAGTAGAGAAACATCATTAGTATATGACAAATTAGAAGAAGCTCAATTCTGGGCAATAAAAGGTATAACAAGGGAGGACAATTAAGATGTCAAGTGTTGATTTTATAGGTAATTGCATAGAAAAAGTTAATGAATATGCAATAGAACATTTAGATAAAAGCGACGAAATTCCTAATTTTGATGTATATGTTGTTTGGTATAGTAAAACATTACAAAATCACAAAGCATTATTGAGTACAAGCTTGTCTGATGGAATGTATTATGAATGTACTTACAACGGAGATAAAAAAGAATTATATTTTGATGCATATAAAAAATTTGAAAATAAATGTTTTAAGATCGGAGATTAAAAAATGAAAATAATGATAAGTCAACCTATGAGAGGAAAGACTAATGAGCAAATAAAACAAGAAAGAGAAACTGTAGTAAAGCAATTAGAAGCGGAAGGACATGTAGTAATAGACACAGTATTTGATACAGTTCCAAAAGGAGTAAATGAAGCAATATATTATTTAAGTAAGTCAATAGAATTATTAGGACAAGCAGATGGTGTTGTATTTATGCCAGGATGGAATACTGCAAGAGGATGTATTATAGAACATCAAGTAGCAACATCATACAATAAATTTATTAAATATTTATAAGTGATATTAAAGTGCTAGGCAACATTAATATATATTTTTATTATATTTAGTATTATCATTATTGATTAAAAATGTGTCAATTAACAAGTTTTGTATTATTTTTGTATTAGTTATAACCTAGCAATAACTATTTAATTTAAAGGCAAGGTGGTAAATATGACAGAAGCTCAAAAAAGATTTTGTGATGAATATGTTATAGACTTTAATGGAACAAGGGCATATAAAGCAGCATATCCAAATTGCAAAAAAGATGAAACTGCAAAAGCAGCTGCAAGTAGGTTGTTAACGAATGTTAACGTAATACAATATATTCAGGAACAAAAAGAAGAATTGAAAGAAAAAATAAATATAACAAAAGAACAAGTCATAAATCAAATTGCAAGAATAGCTTTTGGAGATATTAGAAAACTTTATAATGAAAACGGAGGATTAAAGAATATCCAAGATTTAGATGATGATGCAGCAGCAATAGTAGCAGGAATTGAAACAACAGAGGAATTTGATGGATATGGAGAAGATAGAGAGCAAATAGGATATACAAAGAAAGTAAAGATAGCAAGTAAAGATAAGGCATTAGATATGTTAGGAAAGTATTTTGGAATATTCACAGAAAAAGTAGAAATTAATTCTGACAAACCTTTTGAAGTAAATATAAACGTAAAAAAATAGTACATTTTAAGACATTATGGTAACAATTATGTTAAAAAGCAAGAATGATAATATATTAGGCAAAAATTAAAAAGCCTTAAAAAGAGATTTAGAAAGTCTAAAGCCGTACTTTTTTGATAATATTCTAATAATTCTTTACATAAAATGAAAGGAGTTTCAAATGGATATAGATGTTACTGAAAAACAAAATGCTTTTATGAACTCTACAGCCTTTGAAACATTATTTGGAGGAGCAGCAGGAGGACGGAAAAAGTTTTGGACAACTTGTAGATGCTCTTGTCTTTGCATTAAAATATCCTAAGTCAAAACAAATTATATTCAGAAGAACATTTGCAGACTTAGAGAAATCTCTTATAAGAGTAAGCCAAGAATTTTATCCTAAAGAAGTCGCAACATATAATTCAAGTAAACACATGTGGAGATTTAAGAATGGTAGCATTATAGATTTTGGATATATAGATAAAGAGTCAGACGTATATCAATATCAATCAGCAGAGTACGATATAATCCGCTTCGACGAATTAACTCATTTTACAGAGTATATGTATGTATATATGATTTCAAGATGTCGTGGAGCTAATCCTTATCCTAAAGGAATAAAAAGTTCTACTAACCCTGGAGGAGTTGGACATAGTTGGGTAAAAGCAAGATTTATAGATATTGGAGAACCTAATGTAGTACATGAAGTAACACTTGAAACAGGAGAAAAAACAACAATAATATTCATTCCTAGTCTAGTACAAGATAATATATTCTTATTACAAAACGATCCTGATTATGTAAGAAGACTTGATGCACTTCCTGAAAAGGAACGTAAAGCATTAAAATATGGAGATTGGGATATATTTGATGGGCAGTTCTTTACAGAATTTGATAGATCAATTCATGTATGTACACCTTTTGCAATTCCTAAAGATTGGAGAATATACAGAGCAAGAGATTATGGACTTGATATGTGTGCAGTTATATGGATTGCTATGGATTATAGAATGAACATTTACATATATAAAGAATTATACGAAAGCAATTTAATTGTATCAGAAGCAGGAAGAAAAATAAATGAAATGACAAATGAGAAAATATCAATAGATTATGCTCCACCTGATTTATGGAATAGAAATAGAGATACAGGAAAAAGCACAGCAGATATATTTGCAGAAAGTGGACAATACTTAACTAAGGCAGATAATAACAGAGTAACTGGATGGTTAGCCGTACATGAATGGTTAAAGGTTATAGAAGATGAACAAGGACAAAAAACAAGCAGATTACATATATTCAGTAATTGTGTGAACCTTATAAGGACTTTACCAGCATTACAATTTGATGAGAAGAATCCAAATGATGTAGCAAACGAACCGCACGAATTAACACACATTCCAGATGCTCTAAGATATTTCTGTACAATGTATCAAGCTCCAATGGTAATGCCTAAAACTTTACCAAAAGGAACATATACTCCAACAGAGTTAGAAGATTTAGGATATAGAGATACGCAAACACCAATAAAAGTAAATGTAACAAAATCTGTGATGAAAAGGAGAAGATAATATGAATATTTTATTTATAATATATTTAGCAATATTTGATGTAATGACAATAGCAAATATAATAACTATTATGTATTTTGTAAAAAAAATTGAAAAGAGAGAACAAGAACAAATGAAAGTTGCAAAAGCAACAAGACGACATACATCTGTTAAAACATCTAATTACAATAATTCCTATAATACCAGGGGATATGATAGATATAAAAATAAAGACGGTTTATATGAACCTCAGAAACCACATCAAGGAATTGAACTAAAAGCTAAGAAGGAGGAATAATAAATGGAAGAAAACGAATACCAAAAAATGATTGAAGAAAAGACATTAAAGAAAAAAGCAATTATGAATGAATCTGAATTAGCAGAAGCGGAACAATTTCTTTTATGGTATAGAAGAGCAGACCAAGACAAGAAAAGAATTGGAGTAACGCAAAAGTGGGAAGATGTAGAAAAGTATTGGGAAGGAGATTTTGAATATGAAGACGACCAAGCAGCTCCTAATACAAATATAACTAACTCAAATGTAGAAGGAAAAACAGCTTTACTTTGCGACCAAAATATAGCAGTACAAGTTAATCCTAGAGAGCCAGGAGATAAACCTTTCTGTGAAATGGCAAGAACGATAGTAGATTTTATTAAAGAACGCAATAAGATATTCAGAAAGATAGAAGTACACGAACGTAGACGTGATATGTTTGGTACAGGAATATTCAGAGTTTTATGGGATTTTGACAAATTAGACGGAAAAGGACTACCTGTAATAACTCCAATACATCCAAGTAGATTATTTGTTGATCCAGCTATTACAGACGTGTACGATATTCAAGAAGCACAATACATAATAGAAGCTAAAAACAAATCAATATATTCAGCTAGAATGGAATATGGAGAAGAAAAAGCAGATGCTATAATACCTAACTTAGATCCAATTGGAAATGTATTAGAAAACATAGAAGAAGACCAATATGTGCATTTAATGATATGGACTAAGTATAAAGAAAATGGAGAAAAGAAATTAAGACTTGTAGAAATGTCTGGAGATGGAGTAATCCTAAGAGATACTAAAAAAGCTCTACAAGAACATAATAAAAAACAAGAACTTGAAGATGAGCAAGAAATCTTTGAAGGAAAAAGAAAAGATAAAAGAGAACCATTAAAATTATTTCCAAATGCTAATTATCCATATTTCTTAACTCCTGATATGCACAGGGAAAATACTATTTGGGGCAAAGGCTCAGCAGAATTAATGTTAGGCATATCAGACCAAATAGATGATTTAGATGATAACTTATTAAGAAATGCAAGACTAACAGGAAATCCAATGGGAATTGCAGCAAATAGTTCTGGAATAGATGTAAGTAAAATAACAAATGAACCTGGACAAATTATTCCAACAAATGATGTAAATGGCTTTAAATGGCTTGTACCTCCATCAATACCACAATACATAATTAATAAAAGAACAGAGCTAATGAACAATGATAGACAAATTGTAGGAAGATTTACAGATCAACAAATAGGTAAATCTCAAACAGGAATAGATACAGCAACAGAAGCACTTGCATTGCAAAATAGTGGTAATGCAATGATAGACCATAAAAAAGGATTATTGCAAGAAACTTTATCAGAGTTATTTGAATATTGTTTAGAACTTGCTTTACAAAACTGGAATACAACAATGTTATTTAGAATAGTTGGAGATAAAGGAGAAGATACATTCTCAGAGTTTAATCCTGACATTTTAAATAATGTACCTGTAATGATTGAAGCAGATACGGATTATAGAGAATCATATAGAAAAGAATGGCAAGAAAGAAATCCTGGCAAAGATATTATGAAAGACTTAGATCCAAACGAATATAAATATATGCAAGTAGAAGATGAAAACGGAAATAAAGAAACTAGAAAGATACAATATGATTTAGAAATATCTGTAGGAGCAGGACTTCCAAATAATAAAGCTTATAGATATACGATTATAAGACAAGCATTCATAGACCATGCAATTACAACTAAAGAATACAGAGAATACTTAATTAAGCAACTTGGATTAGACGTACAAGAATATCCTGAAACAATTCAAGAACAACAAGAAATAGGATTGATAGATGAAGAAAATCAAAGATTATTACAAAATCAACAAATGAATGGGAATGTTGAAGGACTAACACAAAACGGAAGACCATCATTAAATTATATGAGAGGAGCAATGTAAAATGATAGATGTAAAAGAGATTACAATGTTAAATAAAACTGATTGTAAATGCGGACATGAGTTTACTTTAAATGATGTAAAGAGTGTCGATTTCTTACAAGATGCACATGGATTTTATGGTAATTTAGTAAAACATTATTCAAAAGTAAAATGCCCTGAATGTAACAATGAAATTATAGTATTGTTAAAACAAGTTGGACAAACATGGGAAATTATGAATACAGCAATAGTAAAAGAACAAGAGGCAAAAAAAGAAGAAAATGCTTCTTACGCAGAACAAGATGCACAAATGCAACTTACAGAAAACACACCAGAAGCAACAGAAACAGTAAATAAAGAAGAAAATAATCAAAGTCAAGAATTTATATGTCCTGAATGTAAAAAAGTCTGTAAAAACAAAGTAGGACTTACAGCACACATGAAGACACATCAAAAGTAGTTATTAAATTTTTAATTTATATATTAGAGGAGTAAACCTGGCTAAAAATCAAAAACAAATTAGAGGAAAAAACCTGGCTAAAAATTGAAAGGAGTACAACATGGAGAATGAACAAGAAGGAATCAGATTAGAAACAATTGATTCAGAAGCAGAGGGAATTGTCTTACCTAGTGTAGATGGAGATGTAGAAACAGAAACAGCACAAGAAACAGAAACAAATACAACACCAACTACTGAAATAGACGAAGAAAAGGAAAGTTTAAAAAGAGGAGTAAATGCTGAGCGTTCTAAAAGAAAAGCAGCAGAAAAGAAAGCTAGAGAACTTGAAGATAGAATAAAAGCATTAGAGGAAGCTAATAGAGCTCCTGAAAAAACTACCTTAGATACTCTTATAGAAAGTGGCGTAGATGAAAGTATTGCAAAGTCAATTGCTGCAGCAATAGACAAAAAGCAAACTACTAATTCAGAATTAGAAAGAAAAATAGCAAATACTAATTTTGAAATTGCCTTAACTAAAAAGAGTAAAGAACAAGGTTTTGAAGACATAGAGGAATATAGTGATGAAATCAAGGAGTTAGTCGATAAAGGACTTTCAATTGAACAGAGCTATTATGCCGTAACTTATAATTCTAAACCTAAAACAAACGACACTAAATCAGAAATAGAACGAAAGTATGAAGCTAAAATGCAAAATAATCAAGCTAGAAAAGAAATTCTAGGAAATTATAATAGCAATTCTGGAGCAGCAACTAATTCTAAAACTAAAATTAATTTAAGTAGTGAAGAAAAAGCAATTGCTGTTATGTCAGGAATGACACCAGAAGAATATGCTGCAATTCGTGATATGGATAGTGTTAAAGATTATAACAAATATAACGCTACAAAGAAAAAGTAAGCAGTTTATTACTCCTTATATTGCTACAAATAAAATATAAGGAAGGATGATAATTATGCCAACATCAGCAGCAATGATGACAAGAGCTAATTTTGCTGAATTATTAACACCAATTCACAAAAAAGTTTTCTTTGATTCTTATAATGAAGTACCAAGTGTGTACAAAAAAATATTTAGAGTAGAAAAAATGAACGCCAAAACACAATCATATCCTCATTTAGGAGCTTTGGGATTATGGGCACAAAATACAGAAGGAAGTACATTTAATCATGATAGCTTTTCACAAGGACCTGTTGCATCTTTTGAAGCAAAAAGATTCGACAAGGCTTATGAATTAACATGGGAACTTGTACAAGACGATTTATATAATGTTATGAAAGGTCTAGGAAAAGGAGGATCTGCTAGAGGATTAGGAAGAGGATTAAGAGCTACAGAGGAAACAGAAACATCTAACGTACTAGCAAATGGTTTCTCAAATGTAGGTTATGATGGTAAAGCATTATTTGCAGAAGACCACCCATTAATCAATTCTAGTTCAACATGTTCTAACTTAATTACAGGAGCATTAACAGATGCTAATTTAAAAAATGCTATGACTTTAATGCGTCAACAAAAAGACGAAGCAGGAATAGTTATTCAAGCATCTGCTAAGAGATTAATAGTTGCTCCTGAGCAAGAATTTACTGCAAAAGCAATTGTAAATTCTATATTACAATCTGGAACAAACAACAACGACGTAAACACAATACCAAATCTTGAAGTAGTTGTATGGGATTTCTTAACAGGACCAGCATGGTTCATTCAAGATCCTACATTTGATAACTTACTATTCCTAAGAAGAGAAGAACCTATCTTTGATTCTGAAAGAATACAAGATCAAATGGATTATAGAATGTTTGGATATACACGTTTCGACGTTGGATATTGTGATTGGAGAGGACTTGTAGGATCTACAGGAACTAACTAAAATAAATAAACTATAAAAGGGGGCAATATGATTTTGTTCCCTTTTATTTAAAGAAAGGAGTGTTTTGAATGTCAAGACCTAGTGAATATTGGAGTGAAGAACTTGCACATTCAAGCGGTAAACCTGATGCTAATTTAGCAACAAATGCTTTGCAATTAGGTGGAATAGATGCAGAAGATTATGCAACTAAAAAATATGTGCAAGATTATCACAATAATAAAGAGGAATTATTAAAGGAATATATAGACTCCCAAGACTTAGCAAAGCTACAAGAAGCAAAAGATTATGTAGATACTATGATAAGGAATCAAGATTTTTCTACTTTTGCAAAGCTAACGGATTTACAAACGTTAAGTCAAACTCTATCTGAAAGAATAGAAGCATGTAAAGCTGAATGTCAACAAGAAATGAATACAAGAATAAATGCAGTAGTTTCAGACGTAAATAGCAACTTTGATGATGTAAATGGAGCTATAGATACTTTAAATACAAGAACTAATGAACTTTTTACCTCTGTCAGTAATGGAAAAGAAGTAGTCGCTGCCGCTATTACTGACAAAGGAGTACAAACGGCTAGTGATGCAACTTATGACACTATGGCAAATAATATAAGACAAATAGAAACAGGAAGTATAGATACATCAGATGCGACAGCTACAGACAATGATATTGTTCTAGGAGAAACTGCTTATGTAAAAGGTAGAAAAATCTCAGGACTTTTAATCCCACCAACTGATTATCCAACTTATGGAACTGATACAAGTAATGCTAATGCAAGTGCGGAAGATATTGCATTAGGAAAAAGTGCATATATAAATGGGCAATATCTTGTAGGAACTGCAAATCCTTCTGTAAATCCCGAAGTAGAGGAAATATATGGAGCTTCTGCAAATGATTATAATATAGAAGATGCAGATGTTGGATTAACTACATATCCAGACACACAAGATAAAGTAACAACGAGAGAGCATATTGCTTTTTCAAAAGATGGTAAGTATTGTGTAAGTGTTGTGAACTTTAATAAATGGGATAACTATACTAATAAAAGAATACCTGCATCAAAATATAGTAATGATTACTGCATAGAAAGTCATCCTGTTAATGAAAACGGTTTATTTATTGAAGCATCTGCAGGAGAAAATAATGAAACAATATATAAAAAATATAGATATACAAAGGAAGAATTAGGAATATCTGATGATGAATTTGTTTCTGAGATAAAAATAGGAACACCAGGTTTTTTAGGATATTCAACGAAATGTCTATTATTTATAAAAACTTATACAAGAACATTACGAGAAGGCACATATACTTATGATTATAAGTACTATTTACATCTTTATACATATCACTTAAACGATAATGGAGTGATAGGCAAGGAATATAATGGAGCAAGATATGATATTCAAAAATATAAAGAAAAAATACCTAATGATTATAAAATATTATGTTCAAATACAGATCCTTCTACTTTCTTCTTGCTTAGGTATGCTTATTATAGTTTTGATGATCATTGGCTATATATAAAAAAATGTTTTGTAAATTATATTGCAGATACACAAGGGAATCTAAATGTTAACTATGTACTAGGAACAGAAATAAGGTTTAATACATCGTCTTGCGGATTTAAAGGATTGAATATTACCCCAGATGATAAATATATATATAGTTCTTCGGGTGGATGGAGTAGTGATACTGGATTTGTAATAACTTTAGATTCAAACTTAAATCCTATCAATTGCTTTTTTGCTTCTGGAAAGCGGATGTAGCATTTTAACTAATACTAATCAATTACTTTGCTGTGGAGCTAAACGATATCTATATTTATATAATAATTCAAATGGTTCATGGACTTTAAATAAAACAATAAGTTTTGATTATGCACAAGACAGTAGTCAAACTCATTATGTACAGGAAAGCATGCTCATAAGTCCAGATTGTAACAAGGTAATTTTGCTAACAAGTGAACGAAATGGCGATTATAGAAAATATTCAACATTGAGAGTAGCTGTCTTTAGTGTTAACGATATTTTAAATGCAAGTGATGGAGATGTCATAAACCCTATTCAATATTCAAATTTAGTTTTTAATAAACAGGATTATACTACTACAAGTAATATATTTGAAATTATAACTAACTCAGATGGTACTATAATATTTATAAAAAATAATTCGTCAGTATGGTATTCTTATACAGCTTCCGCAGGCTCTATTTATGGTTTAGATTATGATACTCAAATGTGGACTTTATCAACTGAGAATAGTAATGAACTAATAGGCATTAGATATAAAAATCAATTTTTTTTAAGTACTAAACCTCAATTACTATCAGCAGCAGCAAGTGATGTTGCAAATGGAAAAACTTTTATAGGCTATGACGGAACAGTTCAAACAGGAACTCTTGAAACATCAACAGAAGAAAATTCAGAAATTTCAACATAAGGAGGAATATAAATGATAAATGAATTAAAAATGAATGAATTAAAAAACTTATTTTTCTATACATTTGGAATTGTACCATTGCAATATTATAACGCAATAGGAGATGGATTTACAGATAATAGATTAAAAATACAACAAGCTATATATGATGCAATAGACGTAGGAGCAAAATATATCTTTGTTCCAAAAGGAAATTACTATTATTCTGAAACATTACAAGACACAGAACAAGTAATATTCATAGGAAATAATGTAGATACATTTATACAAGGAGTTGAAATAAGACAGTTTCCTGATTTATGGAACGAAGCACAAGCAACAACAGGAGCTATAACTCCAATAGGTGGAATCATATTAACCGCTTCTGTAAACATTCCTGAATATTATTTAGAATGTAATGGACAAACTCTAAATGTTGCAGACTATACTAGCTTGTATGAAGCTATAACTGAAAACATTCCTGAGCAATATCCTGAAACATTTACAATTCCAAATTTAAGTACAGGAACAACAGGTACAAAATATATTATAAGAGCAAAGTAAGGAGGGATAGGAAATGGCAATAGTAAGTAGAACAACAGTAGGACAAGTATTAGATGATATTCAAGTAAGATTGCCTCATGAATATATAGACGATACATTGTTCTTATGGATAAATGAAACAATGAAAAAGATATATAAAGACTTAGCAATTCAAGAACAATATTCCTTTAATACAAGAGCAGGACAAGACTTATATGTATTACCAGATGATTGCAGTATTGATATGGTAGAACATGTAACAAAGTCAACTAAGGCAAGAACACAAGATAATCCTTACGATTGGGGTAACTTTCAAGAAATAAGATCATATTTACCAAATGAAAAGATGTACGAAGATGGATATTTTGATGGAAGAGAAGGATTAATTGCTTTATATCCTACACCAAAAGATATAAGAAAAATAGATATTTATTATCTTAAAAAGCCTAAGCTAGTTACTAGAAGAGAAGATTTTATAGAATTAGATGATAACTATATAGACTTAGTAAAGTATAATGTAATGTCAATTATAGCAATGTCAGGCTACAATCCAGATATAGAATTAGCAAATGAATATATTCTTCTTTACAACAATTTAGTAATGAAAGCTAATGAGAATAAACATGAGCAGCAGCAAAGATACCCTGTTATAAGAGATTTAAAAAGAAGCATAAGGTCAAGGAGGGGATAATATGCAACCAAATACATATTTGAATGATATTCACTATAAAAGTGATAATCAAGTAAGTTATTTAGCAGGAGGAATAAATAATATATATCCACCTCAATTTATACAGGATGATGAATGTCAAGATATGTACAATATGTGTTTAGATAAATACCCTGCATTAAGTACAAAAATTGGTAGAACATTAAAAGCAAATCCAGGATTAAGAGGAAATCAAGTAAAGTATTTTGGAGTTGCAGGAACTAAATATTTATTCTATATACAAGGAACAGAATTAAAAGATATGACAGGAACAGTAATATCTACTGGAATTACAGGAGATAAATTCTCTCATGTATATTATGCAGATGGAAACAATGAATACTTAGTTTTATATGGAGAAGGAGTAACAGCAACAAGACATAAGTTACCATTATCAGCAATTAATACTCCTGAAATAATTCCGCTTCCTACAGGAGTAACAAAATTTGAACACATGTGCTACCACAAAAGCAGAATGTTTGCAAGTGTAGGGAATATGTTATATGCTTCTGCTTTACAGAATCCAATGGATTGGAGTGCAACAGAAAATTCAGCAGAATACAGAGTACCTAACTGTAATCAAGTAACAGGATTAGTAAGTTTTGATGATAAGCTAATTGTATTTAGTCAAAAGAATATGCACTTGTATTATGGAAGCAATGTTATATCAGGACAATATGATTCTTATACTTGTGTATCATTAGATAACAATATAGGCTGCTATGATCAATGTACTATAAAAGTACATAATTCATATCTATATTGGTTATATGGTAGAAACATTTATGAATATGATGGTTCTACAATAAGAAATATAGAAAAGCCTACATCAAATAACGGAGTAACAGGAGGAATACAGAACTTTATATATGGAATAACAATCAATGAAGCAAAGAATATATCAGTTGCAGGAAGTGAAGACAAAGTATATTTTTGGATTCCAGATTATCACTACTTCCTAATTTTTGACCAAAGGCTAAGAAAGTGGACAAAGGAACTTCAATGTGAAAAAGAAGATGAAATGTATTATACAAATATTTGTGATGCTTATGTAGATTTAAACTTCTCACAAACACCAACTCCAATATATGCTTTAACGCAAGACGGAGTAATCTATGAGATAACAGGTGGAAGAAGAGATGGAAATAAATATATTAGAGCTTATGGTAAAGATGAATATGTAGGAGAAGATGGGCAAACAGCAAGAGAAGAGATTCCATTCTATATAAAAACAAAAGAATTTAAAAATGGAGTATTAAGTAAGAAAAAGTCTTTATCTGCATTATGGTTCAACTATGACTTAGATGGCACAGTAAATTTAATTATATCTACAGATGACGGAAAAACTATAACAAAAGAAAATATATTGTCAAAAGGAACGAACAAAACTGAGTGTGTATTAATTCCAAATGAATTGCAAAATTCAAATAGTTATACTTTTGAGATTTACGGTACAGGGGATATTACAATATACGGAATAGAAAGAGTAGATAGGACTCATACAAGATGAGATTTAGGCAATATAGCGACAATGCTTCTACACTAAAAGAGTGGGCGAAGCAATTAAATGTTGCTAACAAAGGAATATATCCTCTATATTCTACCGTAGAAAATACAATTGGACATTGGAAAAATGAATTGAATAAGAATATTGGAATAAATACATTCGGAGTAGAAAGCACTCCAGAAGCTACACTAAGAAATTGGCAAGATAAATTAAATGGAATTTATAATAATTGAAAGGAGTAATAACATGGCAAATACATTGGTTAATCAAGGAACTGCAGGAGTTGCAACAAGTAATCCACAAACAAATATAAATCAAGTTCAATCTAATGTTGCTAATCCAGGAGTACCAAATACAACACCAGGACAGAGTCAAATAAATCCTATAACGATTCCTATTCAAATACAGCCACAAGTTGCTACTACAGGTTATTCTCAAACAACAGGAGGACAACAAGTTGCAGGTAATATACAAGCTCAACCTCCAGCACAATCTCAATCAGCACCATCTCCACAAACTTATCAAGGGAATAACCAAAACAATAATGTAATAAACTTCGACCAAATTTACTCTGGTTATCAAAGCCAATATGGAAATACATATAATTCAAATAATAACGCAGTAAATAGCGGAATTAAAAAGACTTCTATAGGAACAACTATAGTAACACCTAAAACTTCTAACATTAATTCAATACAAGGTCAATATCAAAGTGCTTATGCAGATACAGTAAATAGTATTATAAGTACATTACTTACAGAAACAGTAAATATGAAAAATGGATTTAATTATGATCCATCACAAGATATGGCACTAAGAGTTGCTTCTGAATATGCTGCAAACTCTACTATGCAAAGTCTTGCAGGAAGCGGAGTATTAAATAGTTCATCAACTGCAGAAAGAGTTGCTAGAATAGTTTCTGAATTAGTTCCTCAATATGAAAAACTTGCTTATGATAGACAAGTACAATACTTAAATCAATTAGCCAATACTGCTGATGTAGTAATGAGTTATGATAATCAACAATTCCAATATTGGAAAGATGCAAAGGACAGAGAGTTCCAAGAAAAAGAATTTAATTTTAAAAAGCAACAACAAGAACTTGAAAACGCATGGAAAAGAGTTGATGAGTTGGGATATGTTGATAATAAAGCAAGTACAATTTTAGGGGTAAAAGTAGGAACATTATCAGGAGCAGCAAGAGAAGCTAAAGAGCAAAGAGAATTTGAATTAAACAAAATGAGAGAACAATATACATTACAATATAAAAATGATTCAGCTATTGCAAAATTAAAGAGTGAATTAGAACTAAGTTCTAGTAAAGAACTTGCAAAATATAAAGCAGGAATTGAAAAAGATTTATATTCGTATAAATCTAAAATTGATACAGCAAGTAGTAAGGAATTAGCAAGTTATCAAAATTCTTTAAATAAAAGTACTAAGGAATACGAATATAAATTGGCTTCAAAGTACGGAACAACGAGTTCAAAAAATAATTCTAATTCAGATTACACAAGTTATTCAACACATGATGAAGTAATAAAAAATAGATGGGGAATAGAAGATCCTGTAACAGGGCAGATAAGCGTAAATGACGGAACATCAAACAATAATGATGCAGTATATAGTTACTTAGCAAATGCGTATGCAGCAGGAAGAATAAGTCAAAAAGATTTTGCAGCTTTAATTGCTAAATATGGAATAACAGTTCCATCACAAAAAAGTTCTTCTGCAACAACTACAAAAAAGACTATGTCTGCAACTGGCGGAACAACATCCTTCGGATATGGCGGAGGAGGAGGAACAAGATAGGGGGGAATAAAGTGTTAATAGATGATGAAGAAGAAAAAAAGAAAAGATTGGAAGAAGCAATGCAAATTACAAATAGTATT